GAGTCACAGAAGGTTCTGACATTCTCGGAAATTAGTGGTTGTTTGTGGCAGGAGTTTACCTGAACTCTGAGGTTCTTGTGCCGGCAAGCACTCTGATTTGGCGGGTGTTAGGAATCCGGTGTGCCACGCACACCGTCACCAGTTTTCTCTCTGAAGACAATTCGGAGAGTTCAGCACCCGGTTCTGGACGCTTACGGACCTGAGCTGCTGGGGTCATGCTCCTCCTCCACCGCTCCAAGTTCTAGAGGGAAGGCGATGGAATGGAGCATGCCTGGTGTCCAGACAGTTTCTGCAGGCGTAGCGTCCGTCGACTCGACGGAGGACGAAGGCTGGCTTGAGCCAAGTGATGCAAACCAGTTAGATACATCTTGAGCGGCCGGCAAGTCCTTGAAGTCCTGCATTCGTGGGTCTTCACCCCTCGTGGAGGTTGACCAAGCGGGTACTCTGGCTATGCCGGGCGGGTCAGCTTTTGAAAGCATGCCCAACGGATCCTCCTGTGTTTCGCTCACCAGCTTAGCTGGAAGCATACAAGATTGGATCCCACTCCACGTTGATTGCGAGCTCAGGACAGCATCGAAATCGATCAGCTCACCGCTGGACATACCATAGTCCGCGGCAACAATCGAATACTGCTCTTCCTGAGCGCCCTCGTCCCATGGGAACGGACCGTTTGAGACCTTGTAGTAAAGGTCACGGTCGTGCTCGAAAAGTTCCTCGAGCTGGGCTTCAGTCATCTGATTCACAAGGTCAACGCCGTACATCTTAGCAGTGGCGGTTAAATATGCGCCGACAATCGGGGTGTTGCGGTCCGCCATCCAATAGCCGCGAAGCTTTAGAATGTAGCGGTCTCGATCCCGGTTTACTGCAATCGATATCTTATCGACAGCCTTCTCTACCTTGCAAAAGGAAGAGCGGGTGCGAAGGGGGCAGGGGTAGATACGGCTTAGGTATTCTACGTGCTCCTCCTTTAATGCCGAACTGGTCTCGAGCTTGCGGGTAAACCCGTCTTGCCGATCCACGTATCGCATCGCACACTCGTATAGCCTGTCACTCACATAGGGGGTGCCAGGGTCGAGTCCGTCGTCTCCGAACTTCGGGCCGATCCAGGTGTAGACAACGTCTATGGCGTACAGCTTCTTTCCTGCTGGGCCAAGGATCTTGTTTAGGTCCCATTTGTCCTGAATCTTGCGCAAGTGTTTTAGAAAGGTCCGGTGGAGAAGGTTCGGGAATGGCCTGGCCTCCGACTCGCCATTGGCGTCATCGAGAGACCGGATATACTCCCCGGCAACCAACTCGCCAGAATCTTCCATCGAGCGAAACACAAGTGCAACCATCGCCGTCTCTAGTTCCCGTTCAGCGAAAACGGTGGTGTTGAGAACGGTAGTGATGCCGGTGCCACTAGCGTTCTTCCATCCAGAAGACAGTACCTTCGGACCAACTTGGAGAGGCATGTTGAAGCAGCTGTTGTAGATACGTAGCGCTTCTGCCTTGCAGCTATCGGCAAAGAAATACTCGATTAGCTTGATGTTGATCCGGTTCGAATGTTCGCAGTGGCTCTCGTCGGCGCCGGTGTAATCGACACTCCTGAGACCGCCACCTTGATAGTAGAGTTCGTGTTTAGAGCTGGTGTTATAGCAATCTTCCACAGCCTGGCCGAGCTCGCTAGGGCTCGAGCCAGGGTTGTAGAAACCACACTTCTTAAGAACGAGCTCAAGTGTCTTCCCGAGTTGGCCGGACTCCTCAGAGATCCTGTGCTCAGGGTTTTGGACACCACGAGGGCATGCACCGACCTTGTGGCCGGCCTCAATCTTATTCTCTACCCGTCCAAGCTCTTCTTTAGAAGGGCCCATGCCATCTGTGACCTGGCGCTCCTTCTGGACGCGGCGTGT